CTATTTCAGTAGCCGCGCTGCTGGATTATCTTCCGCTGAACCTGCCTGAAAATATCCGATCACACTTGCCACGGATCGGTGCTCGGTCATCGCCATCACCGCCGGCAGCGGGATGCCTTGTTTTCCCGCCTCGGTAACGAATCCTGACCGCAAGCTGTGCGCCCCAAAGTCTCCCTCCAACCCCGCCAGCCGCGCCCGGCGTTTCACGATCGCGGCCACCGAGCCGGGCAGCAGGGCAGGGCCAACCCGCTCCTTCCAGATCCGCCGGAAGATCGCCCCCTCGATGATTCCCGCGGCCTCGAGCCAGGCAGCCAGGGCCTCGGCACTGCGCCCCAGGATCGGCTTGTCCGGGGTCGAATCCGCCTTCACCCCGGCCTGTTGGGTCTTCGAGTACTCGAGCCGGTAGATATAGCCGTCGTCCCCCACCTTGCGCAGGTCCCGCAAATCCGCCGCCGCGATCTCGCTGCGCCGGCGCCCGCCGCTGGCAAAGCCGAAGCAGAGCAGGGCGCGGTCGCGCAGGCCTTCCAAGCTGTCATCGCAGGTCGCCAGCATGGCCTCGAGTTCGGCCCGGGTGATGGCGGTCTTCTTGCTGGGCCGCTCTCCGCGTTTGACCGCGGCGCGCCGGGCGCGGCTGAGCAATGTGCGGACGCTGGGCAGTTCGCAGGGGTTGGCCAGGCGCTTGAGCTTATGGGCGGTCGAGAGCACGGCCACGCGCTGGACCACGGTTGAGAGCTTCAACGGCCCGACCTTGGCCTTGAGTCCGGCCACCACCAAGGCCTGGTCCAGTGCCGGCGGCAATTCGCTGACGAGGCCGGCCTTGCCTTTGCGCTGGATATGGTCGACCAGGAACTGGATCACCACAGCCTCGCTGACCGGCAGCGCCAGTTCGATCCCGTACCGCCCCTGGTGCCAGCCGGCCCAATAGCGCAGGGCAGCGGCATAGCTGCGGGTGGTGTTGGCTGCAGCCGCTTCGGCCAGCAGCTCGCGCACCGCTTCGGCGGCCTGCTGGGCCAGCTGCTCTGGCAACACCAGATGCGTTGCCGTCGCCGGCAAGGTCGAGAACGTAGAATTTCGCTTCATAGTATGTAATGTATGCTATGAAATGGGGCACCTACTAGCGATAATCATCACTTATCGTGAGTACGTCAATCGCAGGGTAGGGCACCAATCCAGGAGGCATTTGAATGGCCAGAGGCATCACCGAATCGGACGTGCACGGCGCGGCCGACGCACTTGTCGCCACCGGCGAACGCCCGACGGTGGAGCGCATCCGTGCCCACCTGGGCACCGGATCTCCGAACACCGTGGTGCGCTGGCTGGAAACCTGGTGGGGAAGATTGGGTGAGCGGCTGACCGCGCAGCAGGTCAAACTTGAGCTACCCAATGCCCCTGCGGAGCTGGCGACCTTGGCCTCACAGTGGTGGGAGCATGCGCTGGCAGCCGCACAGCGCCACGCTGACGCCAACCTGGCTCAACAGTGTGCCGACCTCGTCGCACTACAAGATGACTTGGGCAATCGGGAGGCCGCTTGGCAAGCGCAGATTCATCAGCATTCCGTTGCTGCCAACCAAGCTCGGCAGGCGCTGGTTGTCGCCGAACAGCGGCTGGCCGATCTCCAGCGCTTGTGCGATCAACAGCTTACTCAAATTGCCGACCTGACCACGCAACGCGAAGACTTGCGTGATCGCTGCACCCAGATGGAACAAGAGCTTGGTGCGCTGCAGGGCCGCTACAGCGAGCGTGAGGCGGTGATCACCATCGAGCGCAATCGTCAGGCCGACCATGTGCGCGCAATTGAAGATAGGGCACATGCAGAGATCGATCGGGCACGGCAGGAAGCTCAGGCACTTCTAAAGCAACTTACGAGCGCACAACGGGAGCGTCAAACGTTTGAACAGCACGCTCGCCAGCAAGAAGACAGTACCCGTCAGGCGTTGGCTGAGGCGCTACGAGAAGCTGCCGTCGAGCGAACTCGAGCCGACACCCTGGCAGCAGAGTTACAACGTACCGTCTCAGCGAGGCAAACGTCACGCCAGAAGTCGGTCGCACCGGCGGCACGCAAGCCGCGCCGCGCCGCACGTTAGACAACAAGCGCATGGTATGCTCAAGCCATGAGTGCCTACCACCGCTACGAGCCCGGCTTTCGAATACCGGCGTGATCGCAACGATCACGCCCCTGTAGCTCAATTGGTAGAGCAGCGGATTTATATCCCGTCAGCGCCAGATAAGCGGCAAGTGCCGGTTCGAACCCGGCCAGGGGCACCACCTGTTCGCGTCGTCGCGGATGACGCGTTGAACCGTGCCTTGCTTCTACCCGGGCATTTAATTGATGTGCTTTTTTCTAGATACCGAGTGGGCCGACACTATAGGCTCTGAGCTCGTCAGCATCGCCCTGGTGGCGGAGAACGGCATTGACTACCTCTACGCCGAGCGAGAGATCTTGCCGGCGCGTCCGACTGACTTCGTTCGAAGCGTCGTGTATCCACTGCTGGATCGGGACAAGTCGGTCCTGACGGATCAAGCAATGACCAAGCGCGTACGCGGTTTTCTCAACTCCGCAAGTGCTCCAATGATCTTTGCGGACTACGCCAACGATCTCCAGCTTCTCCACTACGTGCTCGCGGGCTTCGATCTACCCGATACCCAAGTCTATGCGTGCGGCCCGACACCTCGGCCAGTGGATGTGCAGATCATTCACGACAGGCCGACGGCGACATTGGTGGAAGCCTACTTTGAGGCTCATCCTGCAGTTCGGTCCAGACGACACCATGCCTTGGTCGATGCAGAGGCACTGAGAGTGGCATGGCATATCTCTACCGGTCGCGTTCCATGCCCCGCATGGGGCGTTGATGCTATGGCACGAGTAAGCGCACACCCTAGCTAACCATCGTAAGCAGAACCGTGGGGAGAGAGAAGCGGCATGAATGACCTCGCAGACGAACTAGATCCGCAGTACCGATCATGGCTGTTGTCTCAGGCTGTGCCTCATGTATGGGCTGCAACGTTTTCCCTCCATCTTGATAAAGGCGAGGGCACAGCAATCGCGACAGCAGATGCTGCGGCTGGCGTGGTGAAAAGGCTAAAGGATGAACCTGTGCTTCCTCCAGAGGAGGTTGTTGCCAAGTCGGGCTTCGTCTTTTCCTTCGACGATTTTCGGGGCTGGTACCGTGTCACTCATCGATTGCAACAGTCCAGTGGCTCGATCTACCGAGATCCCACTGATGCGGAATCGTTTGTGCTGAATGCATCGTTCGTCCGATTCCAGCGGCCGCCGTTGCAGCGTTGGCGGCTCTGCGCGCTGCGAGCGGGGCGTGTATAGCGGCATATCTACATCGACAGGGAGTAACGTGATGCGTGACGAAAAAGACCCCGGCACCTTTGAAATGCAGCTTCCTCGCAAGAAGGGCAGGCCATCTAAGTATGGCGTTGCTATGACGCCTGCAGAGCGTGCGCGCCACTATCGGCGCAATCGTAGGCTTGAATTCAAGCCTGTTAGCGAGATGCGTGACGCGTCACTAATTGATGAGGTCCGCCGTGTTATCGGCTTGGTCGCAGATGGTTACGATCAGGACATTCTCGACATGTACATTGAGGAGATTGTCAAGCGCCACCACTCTAGCCATCTCGATCTTTACTCCAAGCGCAAATCGTGACGCATCACGAAAAGGATTCTCCGTGAACCAATTTGCCGCCTTGTACCTTGTCGCCTGTATGGCCCTCGGCCTTGTCCTTGGCCTGATCGACAATTACGTTCACCGTCGCAAGATACGTAACGCGTCACGAAACAAAGGGGTGTAGGGGCATAGCCCCTACGGATAACGCCTTACCCGCGTCGTGGACCTCGTGGCCCACGCGTCCTACGGATCACCGTCGATCGATCGGCGGACCCCGCGCCATCCACCACTGATAGCCGCATTTCACGCCTGCGCCGGAGCACGTCCCGCAGGTAGATCACCTCGGCCGGCCTGGCATGCCACACGCGCTCGCGTTCCTCGGCCATCATCAGCGCCCACTCGCGGGCGATGTTGCATGTGAGCGACCAGTACCGCATTCCCACCGGGTCGATATCTCGGCCTTCGGGAGTGAAAAACCGATGCCCCTGAAAACCAAAACCGGCCCAAGGGCCGGTTAGGTCTACGCGATCGTAGGTGTCTAGCGTCATTGTCCGGTCCGCTTCCTGTGGAGGGACCAGCAGTGATAGGCCGCCAGGGCGCACAGGAGCGTCAACAGCCCACTTCGCATAATGTATAGAAGGTGCTGTTAGGGCGAGCGGGGAAAGGGCCGTCAGCAGCGCCTCATGCGCCCCTGCGTGCATGCCTACTGCCACCAGTGCGAGCGCCCCGATCACCGTAGTGACCGGGGACAGTCTGTCCCACAGCGCACTCCACGCCTTCTTCTCTGCCGGCGATGCTGCCTCTTCCTGGCGCACCTTCACGGCCAACGCCGGATCGGCCTGTGCCAGTTCAATGAGCGCCATCAGGTGTGTGTCTGTGATCTTGCCGCCTTTGCGCCACACCGAAACCGAATTCCGCGACACGCCAAGCGACAGCGCAACGCTGTTGTCTGAGTCGCGCGAGCATGCTTTCCGCGCCGTGTCAAGTAATTTATTTATGGTGTCCACGTCATATACCGTTTGACAGAAGTGTCCTTTCTCATGTTACATGCACCTCGTGTCCTACGCCGTATGACACCGCACCCCCGGCTCCCCTCCGGGGTCCGCGTCAAGGGGCAGGGGATAGGGGCTTCATGGACACAAACGCACTTGCACTGATCGGCGCCTCCGCGCTGACCGTGATCGTCGGCCTCGCCCGATTGGTCGCTTGGATTCTTGACCGTCGCTCCGAAGCTGCGCTGCGCGCACACCGCGAACAGGTCTTCATCATCGAAAGCTACGTTGACTTGGTCGCGCCGACTATTTCGCGACGCGTCACGATTTGTAGCGCCCAAAGTGAAATGGAGGTCGTCGCATGAAGGAGTTCGCAAAGTGCATCGGCTACGTGTGGGCGCTCGCTGCCTTCATCTCTCTTTTCATCATCGGTGCCTACTACCTGCCTGAGCCGTGGACATGGGTTTGTGGCGTGTTCTTGTTCCTCACGCCTGCCGGTTTGATCGCCTATTTCAGCGGGGTCGGTCATGACTGAGGTCGTCTCCCACATCGACACCTATCACACCGTGATCGGTGGTCGCCGCATTCGCCGTTTTCGCCTGACGGTGCGCCTCGCTGGCCGGCTTGTAGAGCAGAGCGTGCATGCATCGCGCCGTGCGGCTCGTGCCTGTGAAGCCGCTGCTGTGGAGTTCTACGCGCATGGCTGACGGATCGCGGGAAGTGGGACTCCCCTCGTCTAACAGGGGAGTCAGTGAATTCAGGAATGCCGATGGCACCCTGACGGTCGCCATTGACTGGTTTTCCGCCTCTGTCGATTTGCGCGCTGTCCTCGGCGAAGCCGGTGTGTTCGTCAACGACGACCCCGAAGAGGTCCGCGAATGGATGGACGTCACCGCCCGTAACGCCCGCGCGGTCGCACTGCAAGTCTTCTGTTGGTTCTTCGCCGGCTTGGGCTTGGAACTTGACGAAAACGCCGGGCCGGGGCGGTTTTACCTGTGGCGCGTGCGTATCACTGACCGCGACGGCCAGCACGTGGGGCTGATCGAGTTGGGCGGTGAACACTGCCGTCGTGCAGATGGCACCTACACCGCGCGTATCGAGTTGACCGGCACCGGGTGTGGAGTGTTGAGCGCAGCGCGCTGCGGCCATGCGAAGCGGTGGCTGGAGCTTCGAGCGAAGCTCGAAAGCTGCGCTGGACGATTGACCCGTGTGGACGTTGCCGCCGATGACCTGTTGGGCAAATACCCCTTGAAGTTGGCGCAAAGCTGGTATGCGTCGGGCGAGTTCGACAATCGTGGACAGCGCCCCAAGGCGCAGACCGTGGATGATCACGATAGCGGCGACGGCAAGACCTTCTATGTCGGTGGCAAGAAGTCCGAAAAGCAGCTGCGCGTGTATGAGAAGGGTAGGGAGCAAGGCGACAAGGCTTCCGAATGGGTGCGCTATGAAGCGCAATTCCGCGCCACCAACCGCAAGGAATTGCCGTTGGATTTGCTGCGCGATCCTGCTGGCTATCTTCTCGGTGCCTATCCCGTTCTCAAGTTCCTGCACTGCGTCGCCACGCGCATCGACATTACGAAAGCTGCTGTTGATGCCACTTGGAAAAGTGCGCGCCGGCACCTCAAGCGCCAATACGGCGCAACCCTGAATTTTATCGTGCGGCATTGCCCAACGCCTGACGCGTTGCATGCCGTCATCAGTACCTGCACGTCGCATCGGCTACCGGCGTGGGCAACAGCAGACGTAGCCAATCAATGGCCCGAAATCGCGGGCATCAATCAAGCCTTAGAAGGGGTTACACCATGAGCGGAATCAAAGTCACTGTATTGAGCGCCGAAGTCGATGAGCGTGGCGGCACTTTCAAGGATGACGAGGGCAAGGATCGGGAATACACCACGCGCAAGCAGAAGGCCAAGCTGGAAGCAGGCGGGTTCGCGTATCCGCTTGATGTGCGCTTGGAGAAGGACCAAGCCGCCTATCAGCCCGGCGAATACGAGCTTGATCTGGAAGCCATGGTGACGGTCAACAAGGGCGCGATCAATTACAGCAAATTTCATGTGTTGCGCGCTGTCAAAGCGCATGCACGCGTGGCGGCTTAAGCCATGTCCGTGTGCGTAGCCCTGCAAGCAGATGGCACGTTGGTGCCCACCGGCCAATCCGTTGGCGAGTGCAGCGGCTACGTGCTGGTGAGTGGTAGCGAATACAGCGTGTATGCGCTGGTGCAAGAAGCGTTCGCAATGCCCAGCAAGGAGGACGCCGTAGCGTGGTCCACCGGCTGCTGTGGTGTGGTGATCGTGTGGTTCGTCCTGGGACGCCTCGCCGGCAGCGTCGCGGGCATGTTCAACGACCGGTAAATCAATCAATCAACGAGGAGAGTAAAACATGGGTGACATTCTGACTGGCGTGAGCGGTGCCGAAGCTGCAGCCGCGATGATCGCAGCCGCTGCAATCATTGCCTTGGTGGGCTTCACCAAGTGGGGCGCCAAGAAGGTTGCAAGCTTCTTCGGCTAATGGTGGTGAGGGCAGGGCGGCGCTTCGGTGTCGCCCTCTCTCTTTCAGGGGTATGGCGATGATCGTTCTGTTGTTCTGTGGATTCATGGGCGCGCTGTGTGGGTGGGCAGGCGTCAAGGGGTTGGATGTGTGAAGCACGTTTTCGTTTTCGTTCTGTGTCTGGTCGCGCTGTGCTGTGCATCGCGTGCTAGTGCCGCATGCGTACAACTTGAAGCGCCCACGTCATCGCATAACGGTGATTGGAGTTGTGCGGATCAGGGCGAAGCGTTTGCCAAGGTTTCAGCTTTTCCTGTGCCTGCTGACCTCGCAAAGTGTGCCATGAAGGCGGTGCGGGCAGTTTCCAGTGGTCCCGGCTTTACGCAGCGAATGACATATCCAGGCAATACATGCGGTATCGGGTATGAGTTGGATATCGGCACCGGTAGCGCGCAATTTCCCGAGGCATCGACGTGCGCAAAGCGACCTGCCCAAAGCGGTTGGACCAATCCGACTGCACCCACACCATCAGACGTTTGCAACGATGGTTGCTACTACACGTATGCGGTCGATCCAGGCAACCCGAAGGGCTATAGCTATACGCCTAGCGGGGCTACTTGCACGACCGATGATGCAGCCCCTCCTATCGATGATGGTGGTGAAGGAGGTGATGGCGACGGCGGCAGCGATGGTGGTGGAGATGGTGGCAGTGACGGTGGTGGAGACGGTGGAAGCGATGGCGGTGGTGACGGCGGCAGTGATGGTGGTGGTGACGGTGGCAGTGATGGCGGTGGTGACGGTGACGGTGACGGCGATGGCGATGGCGATGGCGACGGTGATACCCCCGGTGATGGTGATGGCACCACGCCCGGTGATGGTGAAGGCGGCGAGGGCGCTCCCATGTCCGAGCTTTACAAGAAAAGCGGCAAGACTGTTGAGTCGGTGCTGAGCAAATTCAATACGCAGGTGCGCGGCACACCTATGGTCGCCGGCATCACGGATTTCATGACCGTGCCCTCGGGTGGATCGTGCCCAGTGTTTTCGCTGGGAGCGTCGAAGTGGTGGAACGCCATGACGATCAATTTTCATTGTGGCGGCGATTTCCTGGCGTTTCTGCGCGCGGCGGGCTGGGTGATCCTGGCGATTGCTGCATACGCTGCGCTCCGCATTGCTGTGACTTGAGGACGACGCTATGCAAGCTGGTTGGTTCAATGATTTCACCTCGCGGCTATTACGTGCCTTAAAAGCGGTTTGGGATGGATATTGCGATTTCATGTCTGAATTTCGGCGTTGATGCTTTGACTTGGGGAAACGATATGCAAGCAGGTTGGTTCAACGATTTGACCGCATGGCTTTGGCGTGCCGTCAAACTGGTATGGCAAGCGATTGTCGATTTCGTGGGCGACCTGTTCGTGATGTGGCTGGAACAGTCGCTGGCGGCCATCCTCTACGTGTTGACGTTGCTGCCCATGCCTGACTTCATGAAGGGCCAGAGCATCGGCGGCATGCTCGGCAACGCCGGCAGCACCATCCTGTGGTTTGCGGATGTGTTCAAGATCGGCCCTGCGCTGGTGATGATCGGCGCGGCGATGGTGTTCTATCTGTTGCGTCGCGTGCTGACGGTCGGGATTTGGTGACATGCTAGTTTTCAACGAAGGTGTACCGCGTGCCGGCAAGAGCTACGACGCGGTAAAGAATCACATCCTCCCCGCGCTCAAGAAGGGCCGGCGCGTGTTTGCACGTCTCAACGGCTTGCGGTTTGATCGCATTGCCAAGCACCTGGGCATTGCCGAAAGCGATGTGCAAAGCCTGCTTGTCTTGGTCGATACGAAGGACGTGACCAAGCTTTTTGCGTGCACGCAGGATGCGTCGGGCAAGTGGTGCATTCCGGACGAGTTCAAGGATGCGTTGGTTGTTATTGATGAGGTGCACGAGTTCTACGTCAACGAGCGCAAGCCGCTGCCTCCGTCGGTGGAGAATTTTTGGGCGCTGCTCGGCCAGAACGGCGGCGATGCGGTCATCATGACGCAGTGGATCAACCGCCTGCACTCGGCGGTGAAGGCTCGCATAGAGAAGAAAAACACCTTCCAGAAGCTCACCGCCATCGGCATGAAGGGCCGGTATCGCGTGACGTATTTCCACACCACCTCGCCGGGCAAGTTCGAGAAGGTGGGCGGCCAGACGCTCAAGTACGATCCAGCGATTTTTCCGTTGTATGACGGCTATGCGCCTGGTGCGGAAAACACTGAGGTCTACGAAGAGGGCGGTAAAAACGTCTGGGCAGCGATGGCGGTGCGTGCTGCCATCTTTATCGTCGTCGGTGGTGTCGGCATCTACTTTTTCGTGCACTACTTCACGAAGGATCGTTCCGATCCGAACAAGCCGGTGGCCTCGGCCAGCCAGACCAGCAAGCCCACGCACGTGGGTGCGGGCTTGGCTAATGGCGCGCCAAGCGTACCGATCCAGCCGCCGCCGCCCGATCCGCTCGCCGATCTGACGCAGGAACAGCGCTATGTTGCCGAGCTTGCCAACAAGGGCCGTATACGACTGTCAGCGCGTGCGCGGGTAGGGGATCAGGACCGGGCCTGGGTCCAGTGGATCGATGAGAGCAACAACGTCATTGAGGAATTGGACCTCACGCAGCTGCGCGCCCTGGGCTACAGCGTCAGCGTCGTCACGTATGGCGTTCGGTTGTCTGCCGGCAAGCACATCATGGTGGCCACCGCGTGGCCCTGGACCGCGCCCATACGTGAGAAGGATGCACGGCTCTACAACATGGCCCCCGATGGGAGCGGTGGCGCTGCCGGCGTTGCGACCGCAGGGAGTGACGGCGGCGGCGCTGACCGCGACCGGGTGCGAGGCGGTGTCATTGAGTACGGGCCGCGTACGCAGGGCACGTTCCCGGACAACAAGGCCTACACCACGAACACCACGACGCCGGCCACTACCTTGCAGATGTAGTTTCGTGACGCGTCACAATTCAGCACGGATCGTTCGGCAATTCCTGCCAGCCGTTAGACAGTCTGCGGAATCGTTTGTGCTGAATGCATCGTTCGTCCGATTCCAGTGGCCGTAGTTGCAGCGTTGCCGGCTCTGCGCGCTGGGAGCGGGGTGTGTATAGCGGTTGTGGCGCGACTTTCGGTAGCGCTGCGCTGACGCTTCTCATGGTGAAGTAGCCCAGGCAAAGCGCCACCACGCCGGCAAGTGCTGCGGTCATCAGCTGGCCCACAAAGATGCCCAGTGCGATTTCCCACCAGAGTCCATCGTGGTTTTTCTGCGGTCTGTAGCTCATACGCCCTCCAATGATGATGAGCCGGCATTGTAGGGGTGTAGGGGCAGCGCCCCTACGGATAACGCCTCACCCGCGCCGTGGTGTGCGTGGCCCACGTGTGTGCCGGACCACCCGCGACCGATCGGCGGACCCCGCAGCAGCCACCACTGATGACCGCTTTTCACGCCTGCGCCTCAGAACGTCCCGCAGGTAGATCACCTCGGCCGGCCTGGCATGCCACACGCGCTCGCGTTCCTCGGCCATCATCAGCGCCCACTCGCGGGCGATGTTGCATGTGAGCGACCAGTACCGCATTCCCACCGGGTCGATATCTCGGCCTTCGGGAGTGAAAAACCGATGCCCCTGAAAACCAAAACCGGCCCAAGGGCCGGTTAGGTCTACGCGATCGTAGGTGTCTAGCGTCATTGTCCGGTCCGCTTCCTGTGGAGGGACCAGCAGTGATAGGCCGCCAGGGCGCACAGGAGCGTCAATACAGCCAATTTCGCATAATGTATATTATGTCAAATATTGTTCGTGCTTCTCTTTGATTTCACTTGCCGCTACACCGCGCCGCCCGCCTCAGCCAGCGATGGTGAATACCGAGCCCGAGTCCACGCGCACGCCGGCGCCGTTGATGAAGCTGGCGCGCTCCGAGCACAGGAATGCGACGACGGAGGCCACTTCCTCTGGCCGGCCGCGCCGCTTCAGCGCCATGCCGGGGCGTTCTTCATCCAGGAACGAGGCAATGGCTTCTTCGACACTGGTTCCGTTCTCGTGTGCGCGTTTTTGCATCATCTTGTCGGTCATCGGCGTTGCGATGAACGCGGGCGACACCGTGTTGACCAACACATTGTCGGCGCCATAGGCCTTTGACAGCCCCTTGGCCAGGCTCAGGATGCCGGCCTTGGACGCGCAGTAGGCCAACTCATCCACGTACGGCTGCACTGCATCTTCGGACGCGAACAACACAATCCGCCCCCACTGCTTGCGACGCATGGCAGGAATGGCCTGGCGGCACATGCGCACCGCGCCCATCAGGTTGATGTCCAGCGTTTCGAGCCAGCCGGCATCGCTGACCTCCAGGAAATCGCCGGTGGCGCCGGTGACGCCGGCGGCGTTGACGTAGATATCCGGTTCCCCCAGTTGCGCGCGCACCTGGGTCCAGATGTGGATGACGCCCTGTTCCTGCGTCACATCGCCTTCGATGGCGATGATCTCCCCCAGGCCGGACAACTCGGCCACTGCCTGGTCGAGGGTACCATTGGGAAGATCGGTGATCGCCACGCGCACGCCGGCTTCGAGCAGCTGGCGCGCAGTCTCCTTGCCCATGCCGGAGTCGCCGCCACTGATGAGGGCGATCCGCTGTTTGATTCCGAGATCCAT